AACCCGTCAAGTTCACATGGAACATGCGTGACGGTGCAAAGGTTGGTGAGCAAGAAGCTGGATTTATTGCACAAGACCTTGACAAAGCACAGATCGATGCTGATGCTGAAGATTATCTCAGCCTCGTGCTGAAAAACAATCCCGAAAAACTGGAAGCCAGTTACGGAAAACTGGTCCCTGTTTTGGTCAAAGCCGTACAGGAATTGTCGGCTGAAGTCGCAACACTTAAAAAGGGAATCGAAAATGGATAACGAAAGAACCGCTGAAGAAATTGCACAGGCTTACAGCGCAGCGATGGATAGCGTAAATCTTATTAACGCAGTCATCGCTGACCCTGATGCCTATACCAGCGACGAGACTGTTATCCAGCGTAATGTTGACCATCTGAAAATTATGATCGAACAGGACTTTTGGACTACTGAAGATATGTCACCGTTTAACGCTGCCATCGCCGTCGATACGACGGAATTTGACGCGCTTTTCGGCGACTGACTGAACAACTGCTTCAATATTTTGCACCCGCTTCGGCGGGTTTTTTTATGAGGATATAAATTATGCCGATGGTTCGAGGCAAAAAATACGCATACACGCCTAAAGGCCGTGCCAAGGCAGCAGCCGCGCGTAAAAAGGGCAAGAAAAAGAAAAAATAATGCCGCACGGGCAACCACACACGCCGCCGGGGCTGTTACAGCAAAACCCGCTGGATGATCCGAATTATGACTACAGCACAATTTTGCCGTTTCGGATGCGGAACACGCTGGATGTCGATGAACTCGACACCGACGTTATGCCGGAACTCGCCGTGCCGGGGCTGCTGCGGGATGTTGGCAACTCTGCGGTAAGTATGGGGCAGATGGCACGAGGCCAACGCCCACCGGGGTTGATACTCGGTGACGTGCTGGACTTCTCACCGGCGGGGTTACTGAACCGTATCCCTGCGGGTGCGTTGGGAATGAACGTGTTTCAAGGAAGTCCCCACAAATATGGGCCGGGTGATGCAGCGGATAGTTTGCAGCATATCCGCAGCGGCGAGGGCGCGTTGACCTATGGTCATGGTCGTTATGATGCAGAGGCGAAGGCCGTCGCGGGAAACTACCGACAGTCACTTGCTAAGGGCAAATCAAATGTGTTTTTAGACGGTAAGTTAGTGCGAGAGTACGACGATAAAACGCTGAATGAGCCGCGCAGTGTCGGTATCAACCTAATTGAATCGATGCGAAGGCTCAGACCTTATTTGTCGGAAGATGAGGTTATCGACGCGGCGCTGAACCAATCACGAGACTTTATCAAATACGACCCCGACAATGCAGCCGGTTGGCGGTCTGGACTTAAATGGATCGAACAGAACAGGGGCAGAATTACCACTAAAGCTCCGGGTTATCTCTACAAACACGATCTGCCGGATGACGCAGTTGCGCGTTATCTGGACTGGGATAAGCCGCTGAGTGAGCAGCCGGAGAGTGTGCGGAAAGCTCTTGAGAAATTTGGATATAAAGCAGACCCGAAGGGGTTACAAGAATACGACAAAGCTCTGCTAGATGCGCTTTATAATAACCCCAAAAGGGATCTTCCAGAACTCCCTGCCGACCCCACGGGTGAAAAAATCCACACAGAGTTAGTTAATAAATTCCGGTTTGGGGGATATGGCGATGGGAAAGAACAAGCCGCTAAAGAGTTAGGACGAGCCGGTATTCCCGGACTCAAATACCTAGACGCGGGGTCTCGGATAAGCTGGGCGCGAACGGCCACTAACGATAACAAAATGAAGGTTTACGATTTTAACGATCCCAAAAATTACAAGGTTTTTGACACCCCACAGGAAGCTGATCGTTTTATCGCGGAAACCGGCAGTCGTAATTATGTGACGTGGGACGAAGAGGTTCTAAAACGCATGAAGCTGCTGCAGCGCAACGATGAAACATTCAAAGCGGCCCCCGGCGTTCCGGTCATGGGCTTACTGTCGCGGGATGGTGACTCATCCAGCAACTCGCCAACGGGGTTACTCGGAGAACCAGCCGGTTGGAACCGACAGTTTTTGCTGAGAAAGATGGAAGATCGAAAGCGCATGGCGATGGAGGAGGCGTTGCAGAAGAATTTTAGAAGCGGGATGTCAGGTGGTGTGATCTGATGCCGCACGGTCAGCCACATGCCCCGGCGGGATTGTTAAGCGAAAATCCGCTCAATAATCCTGATTACGATTACACAACGATCCTGCCTTTCCGTATCAGGAATTTCCTCGACGTTGATGAGCTTGACCTTGACGCATACGAAACGCCGGAAATCGCATTTCCCGGTATAGTTCGCGATGTAGGAAATGCGGCTATACGCATGGGGCAGACGATGCGTGGTCTTCGCAACCCAGACCCTGCAGACGTGTTTTTCGATACAATGGAATTTGCTCCTGCGGGTTTGTTAGCCGGTCGACTAGCGCCGAAGGGCAACACCCTTGGGGTCTTTGCAGGTCCACAAGCAGAGACCGCGAATAAGGGCATGTTAGCAATCGCCGAAGACATGGCTGCAAAGGGAGCATCTCGCGACGACATCTTGAATAAGACGGGTTGGTTTAACGATGTCGACGGCAAGTGGAAATTCGAAATTGACGACAGTCAATCGCGTCTTAATTTTGGCGAAGGCATTGAAGAAATCGACTATGGTCAGGTTGAGGGCGGCGCTCAGGAGGTTTTCGATTTTCCGGGGCTTTTCAATCTTGGACGCGGCGCTTATCCAGAATTGTCTGACGTGCGCGTTCGCGCTGAGTTTGAGCCGACGTTACAACAGAGAGGTACATTAGGCCCATTAAGTAGACTTGCCGACCGATTTGACGACGTGCCGCTTTCATTACCCAAGATGCCATCCCTTTATCATCGAAAGTTGATGCAGGTTGAAGCGCGGCGCAAAGAGTTAGAGCGCATTGGTAACGATAAATTTGTTACAAAAAATTGGACCGACGCCGACCGGAAAATACAAGACCAAGAAATCGACGCGCTAAAGGACGAAGCCGAAAGGATGCGCACTTTAATCAGTGCGCTGCCGGAGGGACCGGGAATAACGGCGTATGGCCCAGATCCAGAAACCGCGCGATCAGTGGTGTTGCACGAATTGCAACACGGTGTGCAGCACCGTGAGGGTTTTGGTCGGGGCGGAAATCTTCAAATAGCGCCGGAACGATACGCATCCCATCTGCGAAACAAAATCACTGAAAATTTTAATGGCAGCATGGTGCGATATGACGAGGCTGTTATCGCAAACAGACAGGCTGCGGAAGAGTATCGACAATTATCTGCTGTGGATTATGTCCGCCGTATGAGGAACATCACTCAGCCCAAACAGATATTTAATCAATCTCAGTGGTATGAGAAGAGCGGTGAAATACGTCGAGAGTTAGGCCCACCGCCCAAACGCCACGTTGACGGCGGCAGAGCTTTGAAAAAATGGCTATCCGATGCTGGTGAATGGTTTGCTAGTCGAACGCCGCGCAATGCGATGTTTGACATATATGCAAACAAAGATCCCAAAGAACTGAAAAACGCATTACGCCGAGCAAGATATAAATTAGATAAAACGAACACGCCGTCTTTACGCGCCGCTCAACGAGCCGAGAAAGATCTTGAGTATCACGATGAGGCCGTAGCTATTGGTGAGGTCGATAATTACGATCTCTATAATCGTTTAAGTGGTGAGGTAGAGGCGCGAAACGTACAGACGCGCATGAACATGACGCCAGAGGAGCGCAGGGCGACTCCTCCGTGGCAAACCCGTGACGTGGATGAAAAGGACATCATCATGTCGGCCCCCGGCACACCGCCGATGGGGCTTATTCCTACCGAGGAACAACAAAACAAACCGGCAAGGTTTGGCCTTTTTGGCCAATATCTTGGAGGCGTAATTTAATGGCTTATTATTACGGCCCCGGCGCGGTAAATGATCCGCTCTATGCCGCAGCCGTTGCGGCAAACAATCCGCTGCTGCCGGTAGGCGGATCGCAACCGGTTGGCGTGGCGTATAACGCGGGTTATGGGTTCACTCCGGCGGTTCCCGCGTCTATCACGCCTGTGCCGTTTCAATCGGCACCGGCAGCGGCTGCGCCGATGCAGGTTTCGAACACGCGGCCAACAGTTCTGCGAACCATCAACATGGGTTTTCCGACAACTGCACCGAGCTTTGCGATGGGTGGATATAGCCGGGGCAATTTCGGCCCGGTCGACATCGGTCCTGTGGGCTATGAGCCTGTGTCGATGGCAACCGACCCGGCGGCGATGGCAAGTTACGCCGTCGAGGATTTCGGCGCTATCGGCGGTGCTAATCAGGCAGAAGTGGCTGCGAACCTAGCTAGTCAAAATGCACAGGCGGCGTACTCAAATCAAAACCCCGGCATGTTCTCTGCGCTGTCCAATGCTTTTGATCAGCCGATTGGCACAACAATTGAGAACGTGATTGCCAATGCAACCACGCCGACCAATTTGGTTGGCTCTTTAACTGGCAGTAGTGTTCTGGGGGCAGTAGCCAACAAAATGGGCCAGTTAAATGTGGGCAATTTGGCCTACGACCGAACGATGGAGCTGCGGGGGGTTCCGGGTTACTCAACAGGACAGATCGATGGGCAAATGTTCTCAATAACGCCGGGTTTGTTTGGTGATCGAGTGCTGAGTGGCGTGGTGCCGGACTGGTTTGACATCGATACGGCTGAAAAAATGAGTGCAGTCCAAGCGGGACTTGATCCTGCGACCGGAGAGAATTTGAGCGGATTTACTGCCGGTCACGGCGGGTACAACGCACAAGGAAATTTTGTCGACGCGTTTGGAAACATCTCGGTGATGGGCAACATGCAAGACCTGCAAAACCTAGCCACCCAGCAATTCAACGGCAACATTTCCAAGGCGCGAACCGCTCTGACGAACGCGCGGAATAATATCAAGCCGCTGCGGTTTGATCCAAATATCCCTGATTTAGATGTTGATTTCGATGTGCCGGGGCGAGGTTCTGGCGGCGTTGATGAGGAAGGGTTCAACGACGCAGTCACCACCGCAGCGTTTGACGCTTTCGGGGCTGCGTTTGATGTGGCGGCGGCACAGGCACAGGCTGGGCTGGATGCCCCCGGCGGCGTTGATTGGGGTGATTTCAGCGATGACGGTGATCCTGATGGCGATGGCAGCGATGCGTTTTAAAAATGCAAAATATTGAGCAATCCATCGCGCGAGGACATGACGCGCAGCGACTAAAAAAAGATGAATTACTCGCAGATTGTTTCACATTGTTAGAACAAAAATATGTCTCTGAATGGATGATCGCGAATAATGTGGATGATCGCGAATACATTCATGCGCTGATGACCGCGCTGAAAGACGTGCGAAATCATCTGGACGAAATAATACAATCAGGCGTTTTAGCCGAAGAGCAACTGCGGATAATTCGTTCGTAGACTCTTCGCAATTAGTGACCGCAACCCAGACCGCCTTCGGGCGGTTTTTTCGTGGACGGTCGAGGAGTGAAAAATGGCTGAAGAAAACACAGAAATTGGCGACGACCTGCCAACCCGTACTCTTGATGAGCGCGGAGCAAGTCAGTCGCCAAACCGTCACCCGACATTAGGTGACGCACAAGCGTACTTCTCCAACATGCTGGACCCGGCAGCGGACAATCCAGCTCCGAGCGAAGACGCGCCCCCCGAACCGGTGGACGAGCCAGAGGCTATTGAGACGGCCTCTGAGGAACCTGTCGAGTTCGAAGGATCTGACGCAGAAGAAGACGCGCCGGGGTACGAAGAGGAACCCGCTCCTGTCGACGACGAACCGAGGCATTCGGTCACCGTCAACGGCGAGGAGTATGAGGTCACCCTCGACGAGCTGAGGAACGGCTACATGATGCAGTCGGATTATTCCCGCAAGACGAGCGATCTTGCCGAACAACGCCGCGCTATCGAGGCGCAGCAGAGTCAGGTCGAGGCCGAACGTCAGCGATATCTGCATGAACTATCGCAGATGCAGCAAACTGTTGACGAGCCACAACCCGATTGGGAGGCTCTGAAAGCAGAAGACGAACTCGAATATGTGATCAAGCGCAACGAGTGGCGCGAAAAAGAGGAAGCGAAAACCGCAGCGCAGAAGCGTTATCAGTTCGAGATGCAACAGCAGCAGCAAATGCAAATGCAGGAGTTGCAGCAGTTCGTCGAGGCCGAGCGCCAGAAGCTGCCGGAACGCATTCCTGAGTGGCGCGACGAAACAGTCGCGAAGGCCGACCACGAAAAGATCGTCACGTATGCCGAGCGTTCCGGGTTCGCCCCGGAAGAGCTGCAGGGACTTTACGACAGCCGAGCCGTCAAGGTTCTGCGCGATGCGATGCTTTGGAACGAATTGCAAAACAAACAACCCGCAGTTCAGAAAAAAGCGCGTAACGCGCCGAAAGTTGCCAAGCCCGGAACGACAAAGTCGAAGAGCGATAGCAATCACGCACGAAGGCGGGAACAGCGCAGTCGTCTCAAAAAGAGCGGTCGCGTCGAGGATGCGGCGGCAATTTTTTCTGAAATGTTGAAATAGAAGGAACGAAAAATGGCACAGCCAACTAACACGTTCGACCAGTATGACTCGGTCGGAAATCGGGAAGATCTGCTAGATACGATCTATTCGATCAGCCCAACTGAAACGCCTGTTATGTCCAACATCGGGACATCAAAGGCGACTAACACCTACCACGAGTGGCAGACAGATTCTCTGGCCTCCGCTACTGCCTCGAATGCAGCTATCGAAGGAGACGAGGCGTCTGGTTCTTCGATCAGTGCCACTACTCGCGTAGGAAACTACACGCAGATTTCCGACAAGGTGGTCGTAATCTCTGGAACGCTTGAGTCCGTCAACAAGGCCGGAAGAAATTCCGAAATGGCCTATCAGATGGCGAAAGCGTCTAAGGAGCTTAAACGCGACATGGAAAGCGCGATCAGCACGAACAATGCTTCTGTTGCTGGTAATGCGTCGACCGCCAGAAAGTCTGCTGGTTTCGAAAGCTGGATCACCACAAACGACGTGCGTGGTGTGGCTGGTAGCCCTGCAGACGGTGGTTTTTCCTCCGGCGTTGTTGCGGCACCGACTGATGGAACGCAGAGGGCGTACACGGAAACCATTCTCAAGTCTGCGGTCAAAAAGGCATGGGAAGCCGGAGGCGATCCGTCAATGTGCGTAGTTGGTCCGTTCAACAAGCAGGTCATGTCCGGTTTCTCCGGCATTGCTGCAAATCGGTTCCAAGTCTCAAGCCCTGAGCCGGGTGCAATCATCGGCGCTGCTGACGTGTATGTCTCAGACTTCGGTGAGCTGCAGATCGTCCCTTCGCGGTTCTCGCGTGATCGGTCGGCTCTGGTAATTGACCCGGAAATGATGGCGGTCAGCTACCTTCGTCCGTTCGAAACGAACGATCTGGCGAAGACTGGCGACAGCGAGAAAAAGCAACTTCTCGTCGAGTACACGCTTGAGATGCGGAACGAAGCTGCCCATGCGGTAGTTGCTGATCTCACCACTTCGTAAGCGTAAAGGGGAGGGCTTCGGCTCTCCCCAATTTTCTGGAGACAGACATGACTGATCGTTGGACACGGCCTCTCAGCTACGACCCGATGACCGGGATGAAGGAGACTTTTCATTTCGATCACGAGAGCGACAAGTGGTGGATTGAAACTTCTCAACAGGCCACGCCGATCATCGATCAGAATAAACGTGATCAATCCATTAATGGAAAGATGGGTAGCGGTGACATGCGCCACGTCGCGCGGATACCACTGGTGGTCTATCACCGCCTGTTGCAGGAGGGGATTACCAAAGATCCGAAAGCCCTGAAAAAATTTCTGAATGAAAACGGTTATCTGAAAACCGTTGAAGGCACCCTCTGATGGTTGCCACCTATACCGAGCTTAAAAGCCTCGTCGCCGATTATTTAAACCGCGCGGACCTGTCAGCTCAAATCGACACATTCATTGATTTGGCCGAAGCAAAATTCAATCGCGACCTGCGGCTGCGCCGGATGCTCAAGACAGTACAGGCGACAACGTCTGCATCAGACAACACTGTTTCGCTGCCGACCGACTATCTTGAAATGAAAGAACTGCACATTGTGCAGTCACCAATTAAAATGCTGCGGTTTTTCCCGCCGTCTTCGTTTCTGCAGACCTATGCTGCGCAGCAAGTGGGAACACCCGCCGCTTTCACGATTGTCGGCGATGACATCCGTCTGGGTCCAACGCCGTCCGGCGAGTTCACGTTGGAGATGTTGTATTTTGCCAAGATCCCGGCGTTGAGCGACAGCAATCTTGTGAACGTCATTTTGCAGGACGCCCCCGATGCCTACGTGTACGGGACGCTACTGGAAGCCGAACCCTTTTTGATGAACGACGCGCGGCTGCAGACGTGGGCGTCTTTGCACAAGGCGACGATAGAAAGCCTGATTGCGAGTGACGAAAGCGGCCTAAACACCTCGTCGACGTTATCCCAGCGTCTTGATTACACGATGGCATAAGGAGATAAAAAATGTCAGCTATGAGCAACACACTTGAAAATGAGATCCTCGATCATATCTTGGCTACCGGCAGCTATACTATGCCGTCAGCCGTTTACCTTGGCCTGTCTGTAGCCTCGATGGGAGAAGACGCCTCCGGCACCGAGCTGTCCGGCAGTTCGTATGCGCGTCAGGCAGCAACCTTCTCGGCAGCATCCGGGGGAACGACCTCAAACTCCGGCACGATTACGTTTCCAACCGCGACGGGTTCATGGGGGTCGGTAGGCTTCTGGTCGTTATGGGACGCCTCGTCGTCAGGAAATATGCTCCTACATGGGAGTTTTAGCACCGCTAAGACCATTTCTAGTGGAGATGTGCTGCGGGTGTCAGCGGGTGACCTTGATATAACGGCTGCTTAATAAATGCCGGATATTACCGGGCCAAGTTTTGACCAGCTTGATGCTTGGGGAACACTTGATTCCCTAGATATCAGCCTCGACGCCGCCGCGTGGCAGACACGGTCTCTACGTTTCGGTGAGTTGTCAGGCAGCATAGCGGTGTCCGGCGCGGCAGTCGGCACTAAAGTTACCCATGCTGCAGCATCGGCATCAGTCGCTGTTACTGCCACCACAGCAGCCGAAACGGTAAAGTTTGTCAGTGGTAACTCATCATTTGCCATAACCGGTTCTATTACCTCGACTGGCGTTCTTCAAGTTAATGCGGTCGGGACAATATCTGTCACCGGCACTTGTGACATCGAGCTAGTCGAGAATGTTTCCGGCGCTGCGGTAATTTCTGTCACGGCCACAAGCGCGTCAGAAATTGTTCGCACGGTGTCTGCCTCTGCTGACATCGCGATCAACGCGGCTGGTATTTCCGGCGAAATAACACCAGCGACCGGCGCGGGTACAATTTCAATTACCTCTGCTGCCGTCGCAGATCGGTTGCAGACCACCGCCGCCACCGGCGCAATTGCGGTAACTAGCTCTGCCGCCGCCGAATGCGTCAAATCGGGTGTAGCAGCCGCAGCAATCAACATTACCTCAACGGCGAGGCCGCAGGTTACTGCTGCTGCGTTGAGCGAAATCGCGTTCGTCGAAATTTTCGGGGCAGCTCAATTTGGTCTGACTGTGTCGCCGAGCATTTCTGCCGCCTGTTCGATTTCCGGGAGTGGAGAAAGCGAAAAGCTAGGTGATGCGTGGACAGTTATCGTTCGAGACGATAGCTCGTCGAGCTGGGGAGATGCGCCCAGCGGCAGCGGCACATCAGATTTTGAAGAAATTACTCGCGACGATAGCTCGGCAGATTGGAGAGACGCAGCGTGATTATTCCGTTCCAGCAGTGGCGACCTGATCAGCCAAACCTCGCGCCGAACAATCTGCTGACGGCGACGAATGTGATACCTGCACCGGGTGGATTTACCGCGTTTAGTGGACTGGCCGAGGCGTCGACAAATGCGCTCGACAGCACACCACTCGGGATGACTGCCGGACAAGCCGCAGCCGGGGACTGGTCCCTTTTTGCCGGGGACAGTGGCAAACTTTATCGCCTAGTGGGTGGTGCATCGGGGTCTGTTTTTTCGAATGTAAGTAAAAGCGGAAACTACACACTGAGCGGCAGCAACCGGTGGGACTTTGACCAGTATGGCGAACGTCTAATCGCGGTTTGTCTGGACGAAAACCCGCAGCAGTTTGATTTGACCTCCGGCGGTTTGTTCAGCGATCTGGTGACGACGCACAAAGCAAAGTATGTCGCGGTGGTTCGCGACTTTGTATTTACCGCGCACACCACTGACAGCACGGATGGGCTGCAGCCCACGCGCGTTCGTTGGTCGGCGATTGATGATCCGACGAACTTCACGGTCTCGGCTGCGACGATGTCTGACTTCCAAAATATTGAGGGTGCCGGTCACATAAAAGCCTTATTTGGCGGCGAAACGGCCACGGTATTTTTCGACCGTGGGATTGCACGGTTAAACTTTGTCGGCACCCCGGTGATTTTCCAAGTTGACATGGTCAGCCGCAATCAAGGACTGTTCGCATCAGGTGCTGCAGCGCAACTTCAGAACAATATTTTCTTCCTCGACCATGACGGTTTCTATCGCTTTGACGGCCAGTCGATTGCGCCGATTGGCGCGAACCGCGTCGACGAGTTTTTCCTCAATGATGTCAACACCGCCGAGATCGACGACATTACCTGCGTTGTCGACGCTGACCGCCACATCGTCATCTGGTCGTACACGTCAAACGGTTCGACGACGCCGAACAAAATGCTCTGTTATCACTACCAGCTCGATGCTTGGAGTTTGGCCGAGCTGGGTGTCAATATGGTCGGCTATGGTCGCGGCATTGGTTACACGCTGGAACAAGTCGACAATATAAACAGCTCGATTGATGCACTGACGATCAGCCTCGACAGCCCATCGCTGCAGGGCGGAACGCGGCGGATTTACGCATTCCAAAACAATCAGCTCTATACGTTTTCTGGCGATAATCTGGCTGCAACTTTCGAGACGAGCGACGTGCAACCGGCTCAGGGTCGCCGCTCTGCAATTAACCGTGTTCGACCGCTCACCGACGCCGGAACCTTCACCGCCTCGATTGGATCTAAGGCGACTACAGCGTCGACCGCGACATTTACGACGGCCAGTAGCCCAACTGCGGACGGCACCGTTCCAGCGCGAACGCAGGGGCGTTATCACCGGTTCAAGATGGAGATACCAGCCGCGACGACATGGACTGAGGCGGTCGGCGTTGAGTTTGAGGCGGCACCACTGGGCGGTCGATGAGTAGTTCAAATTTTTATCCGAGCGTCCCTCCCGGTGGAGCTGATGCACGGACAACTGCGAACGTCATTCGCAATTTGGTGGATGGCAAAAGCAATAATACAGGTTCGATCACGCTCACTGCGAACGCGACTTCAACCACGTTGACAGATACAAGAGTCGGCGCAAATAGCGTGATCGTACTCATGCCAATAACGGCCAACGCGGCTACCGCTATGACAGCAATTTTCGTTTCAGCGCGTGGCACAGGAACGGCAACGATTACACATGACAGCGATGCTGCATCCGATAGACACTACGAATACGCAATTATTGGTTAGCGAGTTTTTTCGCGTAAAGCGCCACATCGACGCGGCGCTCGAATACGCGAAAGACACGCACGAACCGAAGGACATTCTGCACGGTGTGCAGCAGGGGTTCTTCCAGTTTTTTCCATTGGAAAAGAGCGCGATTGTTACCGAAATAATTGACTATCCAAAAATTACGAGCTGCCGGTTTTTTCTGGCTGGTGGCGATTTAATCGAGCTGCGAGACGCCGAACGACAAGTTTGCGAATGGGCAAAAACTGTCGGGTGTCGACGTGTGGAAATTGCAGGGCGTCCCGGCTGGGAACGCGCCCTGCAGGGATACGATAAGGCAGCCGTGTGGCTATCAAAGGAGTTAAGAGATGAGTAAAGGCGGCGGATCAAGACGCGAGGAAGTGCGGACCACATCGACGGATCGTGAGCCACCCGCTTTTCAGAAACCGTATCTGGAGCAAATTTTTTCTGGCGCTCAGTCTCTATACGAGAGCGACGTACCGAATTATTTCCCGGAATCAACCGTTGTTGATTTTGCGCCGGAAACCGAACTGGCGCTTGAAGCCTCAACGAACCGCGCACTAAGCGGCAGCGAACTGCAGCGCATGGGTCGCGGCCAGATGGAGTCGACGCTGCGCGGGGACTACCTTGCCGCTGGTAATCCCTACATGAACGCGGCGTTCAACTCTGCCGCAAATCTCGTCACACCGCGCGTTGCATCACAATTCGCAGGAGCTGGTCGATACGGATCTGGTGCAGCAACCGGAGAAATGACCCGGCAGCTCGGCGACATCGCCGGGAACATGGCGTTCCAGAACTATCAGACAGAGCGTAACCGCCAAGTACAAGCAATGAACCAAGCTCCGCAGTACGCGCAGATGGATTATCTCGACGCTAACACACTGTCGCGCATCGGATCTGCGCGGGAAGCACAGGCCCAGTCGCAGTTACAGGACAGCATAAACCGGCACAATTTTGAACAGACAAAAGAGGCGCAGAAACTTGGCACCTATTTGGGACTGGTCGGCGGTGGCTACGGTTTCGAGCAAACCGGTCAGGAGCCGATCTATTACAACCCGGTCGCGGGTGGCATAGGCGGAGCCTTGGCCGGTGCGCAGTTGGGCGACTATTTCGGAAGCCCCGGCATCGGCGCAGCGGCTGGTGGATTGTTAGGACTTTTGGGGTAAAGCAATGGCATTTGTTCAAAACCTTGGCGCTAAAATTAACCCATACACAAGTTACCTGCCGCGCGGGATGCAGCAGTCGGCGCAGCAACAGGCTGGGCGACAGTTTCTTGGCGGACTGGCTGCGCCATTCCTCGCAGCCGCTGGTCCGAGCCGGTATCCGATGCCGACAGTCGCTGGTCTGGCTGGAATAAACCCCGCGATCCAGTCTGCCCAACAGACGCAGAACGTCGCGCTGCAAAACGCGATGAATGCGCAGAAGCTGCAGACGTTGCAGATGCGGCAACAAATGCTGAAAGGTTTGATGCCCCAAACAGCAGCGCGTCCGCAGGTCGCCCTAGCGCCGACCCAGCCGCTCACAATTCCGCCGCAACTTGCAAACACCGCACAACGCGGCCCATCAATCGCTGCGCAGAACATGGCAATGCGGCAACCTGCGGCACCGACTAACTTTTTACAGGCAGGTGCGCCCCAGCCGTCGATGAGCAATGTGAACCGTTTGGCGTTAGCACTCGCCGCAGGGGGTGACACGGCGACTGCGCAATTACTCGTTAATATGAATAAAGGAACTGCAGCGCATCAAAACGCTACATCGATGGGCCTTCGACCCGGAACGGCGGAATATAATAACTACATTCAAACTGCAACAAACCCGCCATCGAGATACGAGCCATCAGCAGTAAAATCAGCAGTCGCGGAAAACATGGGGGTCTTCTCTGCATTAAATGAAAGCACCGCAAAGGCAGGGCAAACAAATCAATTGTTAAGTCTCCAAAAGCAGCTCTTTGAATCGGCCCCCCCCGGAGCGTTTGGACCGGGTACCGAGCTGGTGCAAAACTTCAAAAACCTTCTAACGAGTTACGGTGCAAAAGGTTTAGCAGACAAACTGGGCGCTACCCCCGGCGCAGCAATTGCAAAAACACTCGCAGGTATCGCAACAGAAATAACTTTCGATACGACAGGTAAGCTAAAAGGCGCGATCTCTGAGAAGGAAATCGGTCTGGCTGGGGAGGTTGCTTCACGCATCACTGACACGAAAGACGCCGCCCTCGCAAACATCGAGATACGACAGGCGATGAATAGAAAAGCAGTGATGATTGCGCAAAGTATCAATAAGCGCGTTCGAGAAATGGGACCAGCAGCGTACAGACGTATGATTGAGAATGATCCACAAGCTCTGACGCTGATAGTGACGGCAGCGGGTAACGCACCGGAAAATGACATCAGCGCAGATATTGAACGGATTATCCTAAAATACGGCGGTACGCGTCAGACAAACACAGGCGGCGGCGGTGGACCTGTTCCTGCCGGAACGACTGGAAGCGGTGGCTAAGTAATGGCAGAGTTCCAGATACTTCCGGGCGTCACTGACGCGCCGACCAACACGCCCACGTTCAAAATGCCAGACGTGCGCGGGGCTAATCCCCAAGGCTCTTATATAGAAGTAAAGCCGGGTCAGTATCAGCTCTGGTCAGGGCGTTACGGCAAAATCGGAGAGAGCGCCGGTATGCTGCAGAGCATTGCGTCAGGTGACCGTGCCGTCGAGTTCCCTGACCTGTCAGAGTTCAGCTCGACAATCGGTCTGGATGCGACCGACATGGGGCCAGAGGGCGGCACGTCGATGGGCGATGCTGCGCGGCGTCTGGCAGCATATACGACCGGCCTGACGCGCAAGGAACAGGCGCAAATTATACGAGGCATAGAGGGTGCGCGTATGACGCGCGACAAGTTCGACAATCCTATTGTTGAGTACAAAGGCCAAAAATTTTATGTGAATAAACCCGGCGCGACCGGCGCAGACCTGACGACCTTCTTTGCGACGGTCGGATCATTCATGCCATTCGGTCGACTGGCCCGGATTGTGCAAAAGGCGACCGGAGGTGGTCGACTTGCCGGTGTAGCCACCCAAGGCGCTGCCGGTGGTCTGCAGCAGGTTACCCTAGATGAAACAGGACGCGCACTCGGCGCAGATCAGAGAGCTGACCTCCTGCGCACTGCCATCTCAACTCTAGGAGCGGGAGCTGGTGAGTTTCTTGGACAGGCGCTCAGTCGCGCATTGTCGAGCTATAAACTCGGCAACGAGGTGCGGCGTTTACTGGGCGGTGAACGTGCATATGTAAACAAAGACGGCTCCCTGTCCGATACAGCGCGGCAGACGATGAAGGCAATGGGCGTCGATCCTGACGCGGTAGAGGCAGACATTGCAAAGCAGGTTTTGCAGGTAGCGCGTGGCGGCGGAACTGAGCCGACAAGAAAAGCTGTCGCTGAAGCGTTGCCGCTGGAGAGCGAGTTTGGCGTTACGTTGCGACCGGGTCAGCGGATTGGCGAGGCGGATAAAACGGTAGCCCAACGCGAAGACTTAATCATGGCCGGTGATGATCGCGCTGCTGCTACGCTGCGCGGTGACGGGCCGAATCCCTTACCGGCGAGTGTTGAGGGGCAAAGACAGGCAGCGGTCACAGCCCTGCGGGAGACGCAGGAAAAGGTGTCAGGTGTGCCGAATGTCGACGCTGACATAACGCGCCGAACCGATATCATCGACGACATAGCAGTCGGTCTGCAGACAGGACGAGAGGCTGCGAAAGACGCTGAACAGGTCGCATGGGAAGCCGCTAAACCGATGATGAACGGCGTCCAAATTCTGTTTGAGGGCGTCAAACAGATTAAGCCCTTTATTCGACGCGGATTGGACGAAAAAGACTTTCTAGGTGTCGTAACAAAAGCTAACACTCCCGAAGCGTTCGACCTGTTAAAAGGTCTCAATAAACAGATCAGCGTGTATCAAAGAAGAGCGGATAGCGGCGACGTAAGCAACATCCGGGTCAACATGAAAACCATCGAGATGATGCGCCGCAGTATCGTTGCGCGTCTCGGTCAAAAAAATATCGGAGACACGGATTTCGCAGCACTCGTTACAATTAAAAATTCATTCGATGACTGGATGGATGACGTTTTTTCGAGCGCCCTTGTCAAAGGAGATGCCGCAGCACTGGACGCGCTAAAACAGGCGAGGAGTGCAAGTCGCGTTTTTAACCAACGGTACACGGCCAACAAAACCATCGAGCAAATTACACGCGAGGAGATGGACCCGCGCACGGTTGTACAGTCTTTGGGGCTGATGAACCAAAAAGGGTTTGGACCGAACGCACTGAAGGTCGTTCAGCATATCAAAAATAATTTTGACGACGACGCTGTGGGGAACCAGACACTTCAACGTCTAAAAGCAGCGACGTTTATGAGCTTCCACGAAAACGCGATCAAACCGGTAGAGCGTGGTGGTGAGACGGTCTTTTCCCTGACAGGGCAAACCGTGTCTAACAATATCAATCAAATCCTGCGCCAGAATAAAAGGTACATGGAAGAGCTTTTTACGCCGGGAGAGATCAAAAAATTGCGGCGCTACGCTACGATGCTTCGGCGCGTCAGTTATCTGCCGCAGCGTGATCGATCTAATCCATCACAATCTGGAACCACTTTTGCTCGTGCTTTGAAAAACCTGACCACTGGCGGCGGTGGTGGCGCTGGTACTGGACTGTTTGGTTACGCCTTGTTGTCACATTTAGGCGTGACCGACATGAGCGCAATCGCTGCCGCATCGGTTGCCGGTAGTGCCGGTGCAGCATTGGGAAAAAAGCAGGGTGATCGCCTTGCAAATATTCTGCGCAACATGCGTGTCGGCAATGAGCTGACGCGCAGACCACTAATTGACAAGCCGTTGAGTGCAACCGCACCAGCGGCGGTCGGAGCTGACGTGTCACAAGTGCCGGTGACAGGAGCGGAAATCGAGGCGGCACGAGAAAAATTCCCGTCACTCGGCGCATTTTAGCAGGAGCAAAAATTGGTAACCGATATCAAAAACTGGTCGACAACGGCTGGTTCTAATACCTCTTTGTCTGGCGTCAGCGCGGCTGAAGGCATGGCCCCGTCACTCGTCAATAATCTCATTCGGGGCGTGGCCTCAGATGTGCGCGAGTGGTACGAGAACGCCGAATGGATCGACTTCGGCAACACGCCGACGCGAACAGCGGCAACCACTTTTACGGTGGCGACAGACCTGACAGCGCGATACCACGCTAACCGGCGCATTCGCGCGACCGACAGCTCGACGCTTTATGGAACCATCGCCTCGTCGAGCTACAGCTCACCTAACACTACGGTCACTGTCACTCTCGACAGCGGGTCGCTATCCGCCTCTCTGACGGCTGTTGCGGTCGGCCCAACGGCGACAAACGATGGACAACCACGCGGAGTGTTCGAGGTTGTCGACGCAGACATTTTGAGGGCAGATACTGCTGACGAGTTGACGGCGGGATATTCAGCCGCAGCTCACGATGCAGGAACAAAGACTACCGGCACGTACACACCAGACGTGGACGATGGCAATTTCCAAGTGGCAATTAATGGCGGCGCTCACACGTTAGGCGTCCCGGCCAAGAATTGTACAATGGTTCTGCTGTATAAAAATAACGCCTCTGCCGGAACACTGACGACAAGCTCGTACACTTTGGTAGATGGAGACGACCTGACGACTACGAATGGGCATGAATTTTTCTTGTACATTACGCGGATAAATGACGGTTCGACCACTTTCTCGCTGCTGACCGTGAAGGCGCTGCAGTAATGCTTTTACCGGTCGTTCAGGGCCATCTGGCTGTAATCAGCGCGATTACATTAGACATCACGTCTAACGCTGTTGAGCAAAACATTCTGACACTGGCAACCGCTGCCGGATATGACGCGAGTACCGACGATACCGAAATTATCGTCAACATCGCTTCGGGCGTTACGATCAGCGGCTCGACTACACACGCGCTGCGGACAGGCGCGATCAACGCCAACAGCGACCTGACGATAAATATCTCAGGCAGTGTCGATGGCTTCACTGGAGCAAACGGTGGCCTTGTGGCAGGGGCGGGTTCTGCTGGTGGCGATGCGCTGTTCTTCGAGACGGCGACGGGCGGCAGCGGAACCTACATCGTTAACGTACTCTCCGGTGGAAATCTACGGGGCGGCGGAGGCGGTGGCGGGGGTGGAGGCCAAAGGGGTTCGCGCTATCAATTCGCAGGTAAAAGTGAATGTGTCGGGAGCATTTTCTACGGCTCATACGGCTCGACCGGGGCTGCTGGAGGATTCGGCCAAGCCGGATCGCAGGGTGGCACAGGCACTTTTAGCGGCGGGGCTATTGGATGTGAAATTACATATCCCGGCGGCGGCGGTCCCGGAGGTGCGGCAGGGTTTGCCTTGAGGAAGAGCGGCAGATCCGTGACGTTGAATAATAGTGGAACCGTTGCAGGGAGCGCAGCCTGATGAAAATTTTAATACCCGCATCCGGTGGCGTGAACAGCGCATACGCTCTGCATCAGTTTCTCTCAAACACAGACCACGAAATTGTCGCGTTACATTTCACTGAGGGCTACGACGGCGCTCCGAACGAACGCACCGAGTTCGACGCGATATGCGATTGGCTGTCGGCAAATGTGCGCACGTTTCAGCGTTCCTATGTAACCCTGCCGTCGATCAACCACGCAGACGATATGCGCCCGGTTCGATCAGGGTTTGCAAAAGACATCACCTATGCGTTTGCGGCGGCGCGGTACGAAAATTACGTCACACAGATTGCGGCACACAATGCTGCTGCCATAGCAATCGGCATCAGCGTCGAAAACACCGCGACAGACCGACACCCGATCCTGATCGATCAGGTCTACGACACAGGCGCGGCGGTCTATCTACCGAGTATCAGCGTCACTGATCCGGTCGCAGCAGATGCGGATTACCACACAATCGCCGCACAAATGTCGGGCCGGTTCGAGCAGCTTGAAGCACTGCCGACAGGTCTGCGGTCGCTGATCACGACGTGCGATGTCGATAGCTGCACAGACGTTTACTGCCTCAGATGTGCATATCAGCGTGGCTACGATCACTACGTCAGCAACGGCCAGACAGGCCGCGATTTCGATCTGTGGTGTGCAGAACAGGGCGACTACGGTCAGTGGCGATCAGCGGCGGACCCAGCCGAATACGTTTGGCGCGGCGGCTGTTGCGACGAGTGTGCGCCGCTTAATTATCTAGCCGATCTGGTTGGCCGCGAGTGGCCCAGCGTGGTCGATACACGCAATCGGATCGCGTGGTTTTCTGACAACGGCGCTGACATGGCCGGTATCGAAACAGAAGAACAGCTTGGTGATTTCTGCGGACGCATGGGGCGGATTAACCTCGACAGAGGCGTCAATTCAGATGCGATGACCGGCGATGCGTATTGGGAAGCGATCCTAGAGGCGGCACTATTGTGACGGCCCGGCCATTTCTGATTTTCTTGCTGGTCGTCATTTTGACGGCTTTTTTTATGCGCAGTCCCCACGCGCACGATATCCACTGTGTCGAAAAAGATCAGGCGAAATTTTTCGAGCCGAGGGAAAACTGGCGCGGATATGGCATCTCCGCCGGTGAAGACAGGCCACTAGCTCGGCTGAGTGTTTCAGCCGACGGCATTTGGATGCTCACACTTTCGCCGCCGAAGATGAACGGCGCAGTCTGTGTCGTTCTGCTAGGCGAACATTGGGAATGGATTACCCCCCGAGGTCAGCCAGTAACGGAGAAAAAGCATGACTCCTGACACGAAAATTGTCATCGACGCCGCCGCTCTCGGCACGGGATTTGGGTCATGGTTAGCACTGCTGCCAGACATCGCCGCAGCGTTCTCGATCATCTGGATTGCGATCAGGATCTGGGAAAGTCAGACCGTTCGCCGGTGGACTGGTCGCGATTGATGGACGATACGAAGCTTCTCATCAGTTTGGGTTCTACCCTCGCCAGTCTGGCAGGTGCCTTCGCCGTCGTCAGGTATCAGGTGGGGTCTATCCTCACCACCCTGATAGATGTGGAAAAGAGGCTTCGCGCCATGGATACCCGCATTGATAAGGCCGAGCTGACCGACCAACGGGTCTCGATTTTGGCGGGGATGCTATCCCCTGCAGAGAGAGACAAATCGGCCAGAGAGACTGCAAAAATATTAGCCGAGATAGAGCGTCTGCGTCACGACGTGGATCACCAGATGTCGATCCATAATGGACGCCATCCAGAGATTAAATGAATCAAACAAAAAAGGGCCACTTCGCGGAGTTGGCGGCGGCGGCAATCTTGACGAAAAATAATTACGACGTTTTTCATCCGCTACAAGGGCATGGGCCGGTCGACCTTGTGGCCGTAAAAGACGGCGAAATAATTCTGCTTGATATTAAAACGAACGCAAAACGCGTGAATCCGGGGCGCGTCACACCATCCAGAATTACGCGGCAGAGATCTGACAAACAAAAGCGGATGGGTGTCCGAATTGCCTACTACGACATTGAGGTGCAGGAGCTGCACATCACAGACCACGAAAAGGATTGTCAAGATGCGCAGCCGTTAGTGCTGACGTAAAATTTGAACATGAATAACGATTACCAAATTAATAAAGACATCGACGCGATGGCGCGGACGATTTGGGGCGAGGCGCGAGGCGAAACCGTAGACGGTCGTCTGGCAGTTGCGCATGTCATCAAGAACAGAGCTGATCGCGGCGGCTGGTGGGGCAACACCATTCACGAGGTCTGTCATAAGCCGTGGCAGTTCTCATGCTGGAACGAGAACGATCCAAATCGATACAAAATGCTGCGGCTCGACGCAGACAATGAAATGTTCGTCGAGTGCATCTGGACGGCCCTATCGGTCACCCTTGGTAAGCACGAGGACAACACGAGCGGCTCTTGTCATTACCATGTGGTTGGCCTGACGCCTGATTGGTCCGAGGGGAAGATCGGTGTTGGCCGCATCGGCCACCATGAATTTTTCAACGATATAGATTGATCGACCATGCTGGGAATTGCTGACAGCGTCATAGGCGTAGCCGGGAAGGTCTTGGACAAGTTCGTCGAGGACAAGGATCTTAAAACAAAACTAGAGGCCGAGCTGAAACAGCAGGTCATCAGTCTTGACCTCGCTCAGGCTCAAGCCAATATCGAGAGCGCGAAACACTCCAGCGTGTTCGTCGCCGGGGCTAGACCCTCGATCATGTGGATTTGTGCCTTCGCATTGGGGTGGCAATTTATCGGCCATCCTATCGTCGAGTGGGGCGTGATGATCTGGTCACCCGGAACACCAATACCGCAGATAAATTCTGAGGGGCTGATGACCCTGACCCTGTCGCTACTCGGCCTTGGCGGAATGCGCACGGCTGAGAAGTGGAAGGGTGTCGCGAGGAACAACATGAATGCCCAAGCGCCGCGTCGATAAGCGAACGCGGATCGATAGTCCGCCACAAAAATTTTGCACGGCCTGTCTTGAAGAGCTGCCGGATATGTTCTGGGCACCTCTTGGCGACGGCTCAGTCATCCATTATAGCGGTGAGTATGCTGACCGTTGTTTCCGTAAATTGCACCACGCAGATTCGGTGCAAAAATAAACTGCCGCTCATTTGTATCGATTTATGCGCCAATACGGTGCAATCTTATGGTGCAAAAAAACTTCAATCCCTTGTAAACTGCGGGTTACAGCGCAAATACGGGAAGATCATCAATCTTGCCATACCGCCGTGTCAAAGGTTGCATTAAGCACCTGAAAACAAAAGCCGAATCAATTTATGATGGCCTTTCTGCTCGTATAAGAGCTTTCCCGAACATTCCCAAACTATTCCGCAGTTTTCTGCGCTTTTCCGTACTTGCCCCGTATTCATGGTGCAAAACGATGGTGCAAAAAATGGTGCAAAAATGTCGATAGGTGCAAGATTAACTCTTGAACCTAGTTGTCAATGCGCGTACATATAATGCGTAAACGCAACACTGCACAGCCACAAGGAGACGACCAGATGGCACACTTCGCAATCAAAGACTTGAACAAGATCGCCGCCAACGACGGCTTGGAACTGGTTAAAGGCACCGGATACTTCTACTGGTATCCCCTTGATGTAGCGCCTTCCGTGTACGTTAACAGCTTTAGCGAAGGCGACCGTGATTTCTGGCTTGATGAACTGAAAGCCGCAATCGAACACAAAATTTGATCACAACGCCGGGGGCTTCGGCTCCCGGCACCAACCAACGGAGAAGAAAATGACCGAACATCAAGATAGACTTTACGAACGGGCTCAGGAAATCGTTGCTACGATTCCGGGCGTTACCATCGGCTACATCGGAAATCTCGAATTCGGGCGCGATGATCGTGAATGGTATATTTTCCTTCCTCATCCGGGCCGCATCGGGAAAGCGGAGGATCGACTCGGCGGGTATCCGACCGAAGATCGCTGGAAGCTGGTGACACTCGCCAGAACACTGAAAATCGGCTTTGACCTCGCCGCCTGATCAACCCGCCGGGGCTTCGGCCCCGGCACCCACGGGAGATGAATAAATGATCGACATCATCGTCGTCATCGCCGAGCTGATCGGCATCCTGTTCTAAAAACGAAGAGAGCCGGGGAATGACCCCCGGCCCTCGAACACTTAGCCACAAGTGTTAACCCCCGCGCGGACGCGCAGAAGGAGAATTAGAAATGGCCCAGAAAAAGAGCAAAGTCCACAAGTTTCCACTGGTAGGTAAAAAGTACCGCACGTCCTACTACGACGAGTCTGGCAAACGCCAGTACATCAGCCACGCCGACGAACACGAGCTGATGCGCATCAAGAACGTTGCGCAGGAAGAGGTCGCGGAAGGTCGCCACACCAGCGCCAGAGAGGCCGGAACACTGACCGAGGTGTATCTCGACTATTACGAAAACAGGAAGAAGCAGGACGGATTAACGAGAAGTTATGTCGACAATATCGAACGTCACTGGCGGCTTTGCCTGTCGGAGCTGCAGGTCGACGGACGGCTGATTGCCAAGAAAAACATCAAGGAGTTTTGCAAGAAAAAATTGCTCGTGGCCGTTGGTGAGGAGATCGCCGCTTTTCAAAAATCGAAGGGCAACACAAAACGCTACGCCGGTGCGATCTTCACCACGTTCCAGTCGATCATCACCTATGCAATCAGCAACGAGAAGTGCGCCCCGGTCGGGCGTGAAATCTGGAGAGCTGCCGAGGTGAAATGGAAGCACCGCAAAGACACAGAGGTGCGCATCCCGCCGCTCAACAATGTGCGTCGTCTGATCGAGGCTGCAGATCTTTGGGACCGCGAAGGACGGCAGGACAGGCTGCGCTGCGAACACCACCGAACGACAAACACTATCGATCTCGGCGATGCAGAGCGGCGTCGACGGCACTACGAGCGCACGGGTTACAAGCCCACGCCTTACGGCCTGATTTTTCGCTGCCTTTCCCAGATCGGTTGCCGCCCGTCTGAGCTGCGCGGTCTGACACTGTCCAATACGGATGACTTGGGTTTGCCGCAGGGTTTGATGCTGCATCGCAACAACCCCGGAGTGCGCCTGTCGCAAAGCGTCGACCGACACGGTCAGATTGGTGAACTCAAAACATCGAACTCGTATCGCTTTGTGCCGATTGGGCCTGACCTCGCGCAACGTCTGCGGCAGCATGTTGAGGACAACGACATACAGTGCGGTGAGCTGCTTTTTTCAACGGCTACTGGCAAACCTCTTAACAGTGAACCGTGGCGGATTCGCCTTCACCAAATTTGCAATTGGCATGACATTGCGTGGCCGGAAGCCCTGTACACGCTGCGTCATGTCTGCGCCTCGATGTGGATAAAGCAGGGGCGAAACATTAAGTGGATTTCCGTCCGCATGGGTCATCAGACGGCGGCATTCACGCTCGATACTTACGGCCACCTCTGGGACGAGGATGAAGAGGACGCGGCAGCAGCGGTAGATACCGAAAACATGCTGTACGGCTCTGCGGTGGCCGCTGAGTAAAAACAGTAAGGCCGGGGTATGATTGCTCATCCCCGGCCTTACTTTCGCATCCTGATCGCTCTCAGGTCGTCGTTTTAGTCCCACCTTGCCTTTAAATTGGCATTCATGCTCCAGTCGTTTCCCTGATCTGATGCCGCAGAAGTCGCCGCTGCGTCTCCGCTGACAAGCCACCCGGCCTGTCCACGCACACCCGTTTGAACGGCCTTTTATGTTTTCGCCAGTTAATTTTGATTTTCATTATCCATTCCTCTCAATCGTAAGTTTCGATATCCCGGCCCCAGCTCCACCTCGCCCATCGCTCTGAGCTTCTCGCAAATCTGCGCGATGTTCTGTCGACTGCACCGCATTCGGTCGGCCAACTGCTGCATCGTGGGCGCACGGTTGAAGTTCGCGTGGATGTCCGCGATATGGTCGACGACCTGCTGCTGCCGGTCGGTCAGCTCACGCGACGAGCCGCATCCTCTGCCGTCAACTTGCTCATTTGCCATCGCCTTACCTCGCCGAGGTTTGTGACGAGCGGAGCCGTTTTGCCCTGCCCATTTTTCCAGAGACGCAGACCGACATCCCTCAGTCGACCCACGCGCTTGTCTCGCGCCGTGCCGGGTTTATCGCTTGGGAAAAAAATCTCTCCAAGTTGCCGGAGCGACACGATTTCAAGATCGTTTGAATCCTGCGACATACTGTTCATATTCCTTTCGCCTCTTAAAAATTGTGTTCATATGTGACGGCGTCACGTCATATCGAAGGTCTTGCTGCGTCGACCAGTCGCCGTAACTCAGCGGAAATTCCCACGCACCGCAGCGTTTTTTAGAACGGTATTTCATCATCGATGCCCCCAGCCGGTGCCGGTGCCGCGCCACCCTTAGCCGACTTTGCCCAAGTGAAATTATCCGCATCGACGTTCAGATATGTCTTGTCGCCGACCTCACGCACACGAAGAGATCCGGTGACCATGACCTGTGTCCCTTTCTTTAGCTCGTCGAGCATGAAGGCACGTTTGTCCGAATAAAACGCGAGGCACGAATACCAGACCGGTGCCGCGTCTTTTGAATACTCGGCGTTGACGGCCACACGGAAACTAAGTTTATCGCGGTCGCCCATTTTCTTGACTTCTGCATCGCCACCGAGGCGTCCCGAAAAAGTGATTTGATTCACGTCAGCCATTTTAATTCTCCTGTAAGGTTGTGGCTTGGTAAGAAAAAAGTTTCGTCACTAGGTCTGTTTCGTCCGATGACGCGGCGACATTTTTTCGCCACATCTGGAACTCAGACCGCAGTTTTTCAACACTGGTCGCGGCAAGGGCTTGGATCGCACCCTGCTTGACGGCAGCGGTCTGATCATCTGCTGCGATCTCGGCAGCAGTCATCAAGTCTTGCGGCGTTTGCGCAGTCTGCACAGCAGCCTTGGCCGGTGCGGGTGTCGCCGGGGCTGGTGCCTGAGCTGGTGGCGGCGAGGATGCAAAAGTCTCGTCCTCGTTTTCGCTGTATATCGTGCCGTGGATCAGCACCGCCTTGAGAACAGCTCGGTCGACAGCTCGTTTTTCTGCCATCGCGACCGGATATGCGTTCTTGCAGTTTGCCGGAGACGCCTCGCCGAACGTAATTATTTTGCGATCACCGGCCTCGACCTCGCACCTCACAACCGCGCTTTTGTCCCGCACGTCGCAAAGATCCAGACTTACAATCTCGACGTTATTGTTCGCCGCTATCAGTTCGATGTACCGGTGGTACATGACCCAAGTGCCGTGACAGTCCCACACTGTGTCGCGCGGATTAACGCCTGTCGGCAACAGGTCTCGCAGCATTTTCAAGTCGTCGACGTTCGCCTTTTTATTCGCCATTGATATACCTCATGTGTTGATCCATGCGTTGATCGCTTGATCCCAACGCCGCTTGGCATCACCGAGAACGTCAGGATCTTCATTCCAATAAATGTCGTCGAAATCAGCCGGGTGCCGCCGCAGCAATTGCTGCAAACCCTGTTCCCGGTCGTCTGCCTTTTCAAGATCCAGCAGCGCCTCGTGCCGCTCTAGTAGCCGCGCCATCAGGTTCGCCTCGGCGGCGTCCATTTCGAACGTGTTGAGCGCGTATTTCCGCGCGTTCAGACTGTTTGCAGAAACGATGTAAACGGGACCGCCGAACGCAGCGTGATAAACGGTGGCTTGGCGCGTCCAATTATTGATGGGCGCTGATGGATTGCTCGATGTTCGCCATGTGGTCTCGCCGGATTTGTTCGTGGCTTGGCGCGGCCACTTGGTTTTCAGCTCGATGATAATTCCGTTTTCCAGAATAAAATCGGCGTAACCGGTGATCGGAACGGGTGCCCAGCTCGGATGCCAATGGGCATATTTTTCAAGTGAGACGACGGGGCTATCGAAAGCGTCTATTTGCTCCATCGCGTTGACAACGACAGCCTCAATCTCGTCTGCATATTTGTCGCGCCGCACCGCGTCGTCGTCCCAGACCACGGTATCGCGCATAAACTTTTGAGCTGCCTCGACGGCTTGGTCGACAGATGCCGCCAACTGCACCTCTTCGCCGCGCCCCATCTCTGCGCCCTGACCTGCATAGATCATGTCGAGGGCATGGTTAACGGCACTGCCGCCGATCATGCGCAGATTGGGATTTTGAGCGCGGCGTTCGTCCGGCGTGTGCAGCACGTACTGATAGATCCACCGCGCCATAGGCTGATTTAATTGGCTCGGCGAAGTGTGGTCGAGTTGCACATTAGACCATGCGCTTGGGCAGTCCTGCACCAGTTCTAAGCTCATTGCCAACTCGCAACACTATGATCAAAAAAAAGCACCATTGAATCAGACCTCTTCGTATTCGAGTTTTGTGGTGTCCATCGCTGTCGGAGAGATGCAGCAGTAGATCGGGAAAGCTTGGACTATCTCGTCTTTGTCAAATATCAACGGTTGCTGATCTTCTGGCAGTTGTTCGCGCATCCGTGGGTCTTTTTGCAAGTTGATTGAACTTAATCCAAACAGTTTAAATCGGTCTGCCGAGCGACCAAGATGCCCAAAATAGGGCTGACCAGATTTGTGGCTCACCACACACAGGATTGTCGAAAATGGCTCAGATGTGCTGATTGTTTCTGCCAATTTGTTGACCGGCATGGAATCAAGTTTGATGGCTCGGTCGGTCTGAAAAAACCAACGATATCCGCCAAAACCGGAGGGGTTGGTATTCGCCGTTACGACGACCATAGATGTCGGCGAGTGCAACTGGCTACCCGATGCAGTGGCATAACGATCCTGCGCAAAACCCGGCGGCAAAATCTGATACTTCGGCTGAAACGAGACATATCCGTAGATGGGAAATCGCGTAGTTCTCGACAACCCGTCGACGGACGCGGCCAGATCGGGGTGGGCCTCCAGCAGACTGGAAATTGTCTCGTAAGATGGCCCCTGCGCTTCATCGACTTGCTTGACATAGCGCGTCACGGTCGACTGCGACAGTCCGGCAGCCTCGGCGATGTCCTTCCAACTCAAGCCAGAGGTGACCTTGAACCGGTTCAAACATTCTCGGATGTGGGAGCTTTTGTGCATTGGTTTATTATCGTACATCTGCATCTCTTCCTCAATGACAAATTGTCAAGTTGCGTAGTCGCATCAAACTGAATTAACGTGATGCGTATGTCAAATAAATTATTCATAGACGAACTTCGTGGCCGATACAGCATCGCCGACCTCAATCGTGAAAGCGGTGTTGCGCGGTCGACAATCTGGCGTTGGGAGCAAGGAATTCACAAACCAAATGTGCGCACACTGGAGCGCATTGAGGGTGCCGCTCGACGGCTGGAGAGCCGCAGTAATGGGTAAGTTTTCCCGCGATAAGGGTGCGCGGAACGAGCGCAAACTGGTCAATTTAATCCAATCGCACGGCATCGATGCCAAGCGTGTCCCGTTGTCGGGAGCTGCCGATGGTTTCAAAGGCGACATTCTTATGGGGCAGTGGACTATCGAGGCCAAGCTCAGGGCGGACGGCTTCAAACAGATTTACGACTGGATTGACGGCGATTCGGATTTTCTCGTGATCGGTAGAGATCGGTCTCCGCCTCTCGCTGTTCTCGACCTGCGCGACCTGCTTGACATTTTGGCTGGGCGGCACACCAAGACCATCGATCAGATCAGATTACATCAGGCCAAGTGGGGCGACTGATGCAGATCATGCTGACCCCAAACGAGCAAATGTTGGCCGCGATGGTCGGCCAGTCTCGCTACACGTCGTCAAGGCTACGCGGTTATGACAGCAGCAGCCAAGACGGTGTCGGTGATCCCGGTCGCCGCGACCAACATGCTGCAGGGGCAGAGATCGCAGTTGCCAAGGCGCTCAACACCTATTGGCCGCCGAGCTGGGATGTTGGCAAGAACGCGCCGGATATCCCCCCGGATCTGCAGGTACGCTGGACGACGCATCACGCCGGGAAACTCATCCTGCGACCCGGAGACGTTGCTGGGCGATATATCCTAGTGATTGGTCAGACGCCGGAGTTTGAGGTGATCGGGTGGTTATCGCGTGAAATGGCGATGATCGACGATTTCCTGACTGACTTTGGTCAGCCGGATCGCCCCAAGTGCTACGCCGTTCCGAGAGCTGCGCTGCGGCCAATCGCTGATCTTGATTTGGCAGACGGCTGATGCGGTGCCTTGTTTGCCACGATACCGGACAGATCGAGCGCGAGACCCGCGTCATTACAGATCAGGTGCGAGTGCAGCGCATCTTTGACTGGGGCGAGGACTGGTGCTTTGAGGACCGCGAGATCGAGATCGGTGGCATTGACGCCTGTCCGAGCTGCACACGCATCGCTGAGATCGAGTGGCGGCTGCAATGAGCATCGAACTGATCAGTCAGGCACTAAATGAAAGCACCGCAGACGGGGTAACCAAACTCGTCCTAATTGGTCTGTGCAATCACGCAAATTCCGATGGTTTGTGTTGGCCGAGCGTTTCCCGTCTGGCGACATATGGGAATTGTTCCGAGCGCACTGTGCAGCGTTGTTTAGCAAAATTAGTGGCGTCCGGTGAGGTCACGGTCATGCGAAAAGGGGGCGGTCGGAGTGCCACGCATTACCAAATTATGTTGCGCGAACGCACTGATTTGAGGGGTGACATAGGTGTCACCGGTGACAAGGGTGTCACCCCAGAGGTGACAAGGGTGTCACCCCACCCCCGACACAGGTGTCACCCTAACCGTAATATAACCGTCAATGAACCGTCATTAATAAATACATCAAATCAGTTCGATCAGTTTTGGCAGCAGTATCCGAAGAAGGTCGGCAAGGGAGCTGCACGAACTAAATTTAAGACGGCGATGAAGCTCGTCTCATTCGACGAGCTGATGGCAGGGCTGGTTCGATTGAACGCGAACCTGCCGAGCGATCCGAAATTTATACCGCACCCCAGCACATGGCTAAGTCAGGAAAGGTGGTCCGATGAACCAGCTCGTAGTTCGCAACAATCCACAGATACCGGAGAGAAAGGAAATCAGTTCCTCGCTGTCTTCAGTCGGCTGCAGTCTGAAGGAAAAAATCAGCAGTGATTTTCAGTTCATCGGGTACGAAGGCGTCAATAAGCTAACCGAGCCGCAGCTACATGCGCTCAGGCAGTCTGTCGAGGCGCACATGGCACCGGCAGATGATGACGATGTCTACAAGGCTCTGCTGAAAGTTAAGCTGTTGACGGCATCGCGGAAGCAGTCTGACGGCGAGATGGAAATGCAGCTCAGGACATACGCGAATGAATTGAGGCGGTTTCCCGCAGACGCTACTCTGAAGGCACTCGACCGGATTGCAGACGATCACGAGTTTTTCCCGTCTTGGCGAGAAATCCTGATCCGGGTCGAGTTTTTCTGCCGCAGACGCCAAACGCTGATTGCAGAGATAGATCGCGCCTTGCACAGCAAACGACGGGCACAGTTGATTGCTGCATCCTGATACCATGATCGACTTGCTTGAAGAGGCGCACCGCACGTTGCGCCGGTTGCCTTGGGCTGGTCCTAAGAAAAAGCAGACATTCTGGCCGGAAGTGGTGCATGACCGGAAAGAAGCGTATGGCTGGGATGCTGCAGTCCTGAGACTGGGGCCACCGTCTGGTGATAGGATCGACCGGCTGGATGCTCTGCTGGAATGCTCTCTAACGCTCTCAGAGGCGTCAAGGATCGCGATCTGGGGTGTGGCTGGTAGGGCTAGTTATCGCAGTGTTGCGTCGCTCGTTGGTGAGCCTCCTAGCGCGGTCAAGAAGAGGCATTCAAAAGCAATAGCCGACATGATTCTTGCGTGGGACAGACTGGCGACAAAGCCCAGAATACCGGGGTAAATTGTCAAGTTGCAAGTGTTGCGTAAAGTGGGTCATTCTGAGCTGAGATCAGCGGTAGTGCATGTCGATGGTCTGCTCTCTCCCTTGTTGAGTTCGAAACTCCCCGGTCTTTGTGGCCGGGGTTTTTTCTTGGAGGCAATGTGTCCACAGATGACGACGGCTGGTTCAGCATCACTATCGATGACGAGGAAAAACATCCGCGCGTTGTCCTGACGGCGGGAGGGTTTCCAGACGAAGAGGTGGCGATGTGGTTCGTCGAGGAGCTGGAGGATTTCATGCAGTATTTGGTGAGCAAAGACTACTCCGAGAGCGAGAGGATTGACCTCAAGACACACACCGGAACCGATACGATTAACTGAGCGATAGAAATGGCAGATAAACCCAGTGACGCCAAACCGTTAGAGAAATCGCGTTCGAAACGGGGCCGACCGAAGAAAACTCCGAGCATTCGGCTGAAGGAAACGTTCCAGCTTCACGGCGAAGAGGCGCTGCGTAGGCTGCTTCAGCTCATGCGACAGGACGATGCGCGAGTTTCCCTTGCTGCGACCCAAGAGATCCTCAATCGAGGCTATGGGCGGCCCTCACAGGCCGTAGAAGTGACGCAGAACTTCCACGAAGACGTCATCGATCAGCTCAGGATGGTGCAGGACAGGACGCTGGAGGCAGCGCGAAACGCGGCAGAGGCGGCGGCGGTCGCCGAAGATGATCAGCGACAATCGGAAATCCTCGATGTGGTGCAAAACGATGGTGCAACCATCATCGAAATGTCAGCAATATCAAAGGGTTAGATCGGAAAATGGCAAGATGAATAGTCTCGCCGTATCCCAGAAACCGCAGATTTCCGCCAGAATTGACCGACCGACCCCCCCGCACCAGATCGGCAAGGGGTGGCGTTGACTGTAACAGTCCCAACACCTCCCCGCCGTTTCAAAATTTCAAAACCCGGCTACGTCGACAACGGAAAAATTTTTTTCGGGGAACACATCGAGGTCGATGGACGCCCCTGCGTTGAGCTGCAGCGCCCTGACCTTGCCGAGCATTGGATCGCTGCAGGTTGGGAGCCGACCGCGCGTCAATCGCTGCCCAGCGTCGTTGTCGACTTCGACTGGGTCTATCAGGTCTTCACAGATACTTCGAAACCGCCTCGAAAAAAGGCAAAACCCAAATAACAAGTAAACGCACAGACAAAAGGCAAAGACGAATCAATAGTAACAAAGTGTATTGTTGTAATTACAAAGTTTACCGCTGTAATAATTGATTTGCTATAATAGAGGGTAAGTCAGAGTTAGGCTTACGCGCTCTTTGTCATTGTGAATACTGCGTCAGTCTCCTTAGCCACAAGGAGAATGATATGACGAACTATACCAAACGTCCCACGCGGGACGACTACCACCGACTGGTAAACACCAAATGGCAAGGCATCTCCCCGGAATGGCAGATACCGCAGTCAGACGAGGAAGCCATACGCGGGTTCAAGCGATTGTACCGCGCGGCGACAGGCCGGAAGTTTACCGGTCGCGTTAAGGCCACCAGCGGCAACCGTGTTACTTGGTGCCGCAGCGGTGTCTGGAGTGTTAACCCGAACCGAAAACGCTCCCTGTACACCGGATGGCCTGAGATCATTCACATGCTCTCGCACTGGGTAGAGCGGTATCACGATCATGCGCAGCTCAGGCTGGAGCGTGATCTGACTGACTACGCACTGAAGCATGGTTTCCATGAGGGCGCGATGGCTCCGAAGCCTAAGCCGGAGAAATCAGAAACCGACCTGATCAAGATCGAGGTCGCGAAAGTCGACCGGCGCATAAGCGCGGCGGAAGATCGTTTGAAGAAGGCCAAGGCCGCGATCAAACGAAACCAGAAGATCCTGACCAATGTCAGGCGACAGAAACGGGTGCTAGAGAAAAAGCTCCCTGCTTTCACACTGAACTAAACAGGACTGGCGCAGTATCACATGACTGAGCTGAACGATCTCGGCAAGGGTCTGGCGTTTCTGCGCGAGAACCCGATTGCCTTCGTCGAGCTGATGGATGCGACCCCGGAGCAATGGCAGCGCGAGGCGTTTGAGGCGCTGCAGACGAATAACCGTATCAGCATTCGTTCCGGTCACGGCATCGGCAAGACGGCGTTCCTGAGCTGGGTCACGTTGTGGCAGCTCTTGACGCACTACCCGACGAAGATTGCCTGTACTGCGAACACCTCTGCCCAGCTCTATGACGTGCTTTGGGCCGAGGTTAGCAAATGGCACCGGCGTCTGCCGAAGCAGTTCCAAGACCTGCTGGAGATCAAGTCGGATCGCATTGAGTTGCGCGGGGCGGCGAATGAGAGTTTTGCGGTGGCGAAGGTCTCCCGGCGAGAGAACCCGGAGGCGCTGCAGGGGCTGCACTCGGAGAACCTTCTGTTCGTGATTGACGAGGCGTCAGGTATCGACAACGTGGTCTTTGAGGTCGCGGAGGGGTCGATGTCCACCCCACATGCGCGAACGATCCTGTGCGGCAACCCCACGCGATCTGAGGGGTATTTCTACGAGACGCACACGAAGATGCGTCACCGCTGGAAGACGATGAAGGTTCCGAGCTGGTCCAGCTCACAGGTCAGCGACGAGTTTGTCGAGGACATGAAGATAAAATACGGCGCTGAATCGAACGTGTTCCGCGTCCGTGTCGCTGCTGATTTTCCGGAGGCTGATGACGATGCAGTCATGGCGCTCTGGAAAGTTGAGGCTGCGGTCGACCGGGACGTTGAGGCGACCGGGGCTGTTATCTGGGGTTTGGATGTCTCGCGCACCGGCAAGGATAGATGCGCACTAGCCAAGCGGCACGGCAACACTTTGCTGGAGCCGATCAAATCATGGCAGCGGCCTGACCTGATGGTGACGGTCGGCATGGTGGTCGACGAGTACGACGCGACGTATGGGCCATTGCGCCCCGAGGCGATCTGTGTCGACACGATTGGCTTGGGTGCGGCGGTTGCTGACCGGCTGCGGGAGCTGGGTTACCCGGCGGTTGATGTAAACGTGTCTGAGACCCCGGCGGTAAAGCAGCGTTTCATGCGGCTGCGTGATGAGTTGTGGTGGAAGGCAAAAGACTGGTTCGACGAGATGGATTGCAAAATCTGCAAGGACGAAGAGCTGATCTCGGAGCTGACCATGCCGCGCTACTCGTTTACCAGCAGCGGCAAAATTAAAGTTGAAAGCAAAGACGAGCTGAGAAAACGCGCACGGTCTCCTGACTTGGCAGACGCGTTCATTCTGACGTTCGTCGATGAAGGTCGCGGTGCAACAAGCTGGGCATCGCAGCGGCCTATCGAAGTTGATACAGGATACGTAATTTAGATGGATGACATTCGTGTAAGCACCCTGATTGGGGCCGAGATCAGTGACGCCATCGGCAACATTGGTTCTGAGGTCACGCAGGAGCGTAAAGATGCGCTTGAATATTACCTGTCGGAGCCGTTTGGCAACGAACAGGAAGGGCGAAGCAGTGTTATATCCTCTGATGTACACGACGTGGTTGAATGGATCTTACCGTCCCTCATGCGCACGTTCTGCAGCTCCGACCAGATCGTGCGTTTTGACGCGCGTCAGGAAAGCGATATCGAGGCTGCGCGACAGGCGACGGACTATGTAAATTTCATCATCACTCAAGATAATGAATGGACGCAGATCGCCTACAACTGGATGAAAGACGCGCTCATCCAGAAAGTCGGCATCATCAAGCATATGTACGAGACGGTTGAAGAATACGACAACGAGATGTACGAAGACCTGACCGACGCCGAATATGCGTTGATCGCCTCTGATCCCGACTTTGAGATCCTCGAACACACTGAAAAATCGGTCGAGACTGAGGTTGATGTCGACGAAGACGACGACGCGCTGATCGAGGGCATGATGACTGGCACCTCGCATGACGTGCGTGGCCGCAGGTCGTCAGAGACTGGACAGGTCACCATTGTTAACGTGCCGCCGGAAGAGTTTCTGATCAGCAAGGACGCGCGGACGGTGGACGATGCGACGTTTGTCGCGCACCGCGTCGAGAAGACGGTTTACGAGCTGATCGGCATGGGCTTTGACGAGGATCAGGTCGAAAACCTGCCGAGCTATTCCAGCCTTCAATCATCTGAAGAGCATCACGCGCGGTACGGCAGCGACGACGACATGGGCGGCGATGCGCACTCGGACCCGATGCTGCGCAAGGTTCTGATCCACGAATGTTACATGCGGTTTGACCCGGAAGACGATGGCCGCGTGGCGCTCCACAAAGTCACCGTTGGTGGCAGTGGTAACGAGATCCTCGACATCGAGGAAGTCATGGCGGTGCCATTCTCGACCATTTGTCCGATCCAGATACCGCACAAGTTCTATGGCCTGTCGGTCGCGGACACGGTGATGGATCTGCAGCTCATCAAGTCGACGATTATGCGCCAGACGCTCGATGGCCTGTACATGACCACAAACCCCCGGCTGGAGGTGGTCGAGGGACAGACGAACATCGGCGACCTGCTAAACAACCGTCCCGGCTCCATTGTGCGGGTGCGTCAGCCCGGTGCGATCCGTGAGCTGAACCAGCAGGGCGTTAACGCTGCCAAGACAATTGGGATGCTCGATTATCTCGACGGCGTGAGAGAGAGCCGCACGGGTGTCAGCAAAAACTCGATGGGTCTGAATGCAGAGAGTTTGCAGAACACCACTGCGACGGCGGTGTCTGCCATGCAGAATGTCGCGCAGCAGAAAATTGAACTGATCGCGCGGATGTTTGCCGAGACCGGCATTAAGCACATGGCGAAATGTGTTTTGATGCTGGTAAGCAGCTACCAGTCCGACAAGCGCATCATGCGCATTCGTGATCGTTACGTGGAATTTGACCCCCGGATGTGGTCGAACAAGTTCGATGCCTCGATAGATATCGGCTACGGCGGCGGCATGAAAGAAGGCCAGATGCGCACGTTGTCGGTGATTGCCGACAAGCAGGAACAGCTCCTCCAGATGCTGGGGCCAAACAATCCGCTGGTCGATATGAAGCAATATCGCGACACGTTGGCGAAAATCGTCGAGAGCGCCGGGTTCAATCGACCCGAAGCGTTCTTCAAACCGATCAGTGCCGACCAGATCGCGCAGATGCAACAGGCTGCAGACCAGCCGCAAGAGCCGCAGATGACGCCGGAAATGATGCAGGTACAGGCAAATATTGAAGCCGACCGGATGAAGATGGAAGCCGAGATCCAGCTCAAGCGCGAGAAGCAGGAAGCCGAGCTGCAGCTCAAGATCCAAGAGCTGAACGCTGAGATCGAAATGAAGAAAATTGAACTCGCCACGAATGCCGGTGATCAGCAGATCAATGTTCGTTCGGTTGGGTAGGGTAACAAATGGCTAAAAATAATTGGAACGATTATTCTGCGACTGCCGCGTCAAACACCGATATCGGTGGTATCGACATTGATGAAAATTGTGTCCCGTCGAACATCAATGATGCGCTGCGCACTGTACTCGCGCACACGGCGGACGTGGTATCTGGCACGGTGGCGTTATCGAGCGTCAACATTGACGGCGGCAGCATTACGGGCATCACTGACCTAGCAGTCGCGGACGGTGGCACGGGCGCATCGACGCTGACAGCGAATGGCGTTCTCTTCGGCAACGGGACCTCTGCGATAGGTGCCACCGCTGTTGGCACAAGTGGGCAGGTTTTGACCTCAAATGGTAGCGGCAGTGCGCCAACTTTTCAGGCTGCTGCGACCACGTATACGCACCCAAATCATAGCGGCGAGGTCACATCGAGTGGTGACGGCGCGACCGTGATCGCATCCAACGTCGTTGATGAAGACAACCTCAAGGTGAGCAACTCGCCGTCCGACGGCTACATTTTGACCGCCCGGTCGGGCAATACTGGCGGCATGACGTGGGAGGCTGCTGCTGGCGGTGGTGCATCTGATATTGATGGTTTGTCTGATGCCAAAAAACTTGGGACAAGCACCTACGGCATAGGCTCTGGCGCACTCGCTGCAGCGACCGCAGCCCTTGATGGCGGACGTAATACAGCGATTGGCGCTGATGCCGGTGGTGGCACAAAAGGCAATGGCGCAGGAAATGACCCGTTTGACAACACGTTTATCGGCCATAGTGCAGGTTACGGCGTAAACCAAACGGGTAGCACCGCGTCAAATGTCGCGATTGGCCGACGTGCAATGTGGTTGCATACGGGCTGTGTATATAACGTCATAATCGGCAAGGATTCAGGCGCAGCAATAAGTACCGGCAGTAGCAATACGGGCGTTGGCGAGCAATCATTAGTTGCAGCAACCACAGCGAGTCTATGCACAAATATCGGGCGTCTTTCTGGCCGACATATCACGACCGGCTCAAAGAATACCAGTCTAGGGTATGAATCTGGCATTTTAACCACGACCGGAGTCAACTGTACGTCGCTCGGTTACCAAGCAATGCCAAGTTCAGCTTCAGCGTCGAACGAAGTTACACTCGGTGATAATAACGTAACGAAGTTACGCATCCCCGGTATTAATTTCACTGTTAAAGACTCGACTGCAACTGAAGATTACGTACTTACAGTTGATGCCAACGGAGAGGCTGGTTGGGAAGCTGCTGGTGGTGGTGGTGCTACTGATATTAATGGGCTAAGTGATGCGTTAACTAACTCAAATAGTTCCACTATTGGTCTTGGCAATCAGGCATTAGTATCAGATGATGGTAGTGCTAACAACAATATTGCATTGGGTGGATCTAGTTTAACCAATACTACTTCTGGCTCTTACAATACTGCGATAGGTAGTGGTTCTGGAACTAGTAATTCTACTGGTGAACATAATACTTTTCTTGGTGCAAATAGTGGACAACTAGGAACACTTACCGGCAGTTTTAATACTGCTATAGGGTCAACTTCTCTACGCAAAATACAGGGTGCTGCTTCTGATAATATCGGATGCGGATATTGGTCTGGTTACAACTTAACTACGGGTCTAAGAAATATAATTCTTGGCCGTGAAGCTATGTACACCGCTACTACAGCATCAGGCAATGTTGCTATAGGACGGAACGCTGGTAATAGTCTTACCACTGCTTCCTCCAATGTTATTATAGGTCAATACGCTGGCTATAACGCTACAGTAGAAGACAGCAGTGTTTTTATTGGTAATCAAGCAGGTAGAGGCACTGGCGGTACTACTAGTTATGGTTATAATGTTGCAATAGGAAAAGAAAGTCTTTACAGCCATAACGGTGTTTACGGCAATGTTGCTATTGGACCTGAGGCTGGTAAGCAAGTAACTACAGGCAATTCAAATACAACAATAGGCTATTTAGCCGGGTCAGCAGTAACAACTGGCCAAAATAACTCATTTTTAGGACTTCAATCAGGGGATAATCTTACAACTGGTTCTAACAATATAATATTAGGCAATGGCTCTGACGCTAGTTCGGTTGGCGTAAGTAACGAAATTACTCTTGGTAATTCCAGCATATCTACACTACGTTGCCAAGTGCAAACCATATCGAGTCTGTCAGATCGTCGTGACAAGAAAGACATCGAAGAACTGCCGCTTGGCATTGACTTTATCAACACACTAAAACCCGTCAAGTTCACATGGAACATGCGTGACGGTGCAAAGGTTGGTGAGCAAGAAGCTGGATTTATTGCACAAGACCTTGACAAAGCACAGATCGATGCTGATGCTGAAGATTATCTCAGCCTCGTTCTAAAAAACAACCCCGAAAAACTAGAAGCCAGCTATGGCAAACTTGTCCCTGTTCTAGTCAAGGCAGTACAAGAATTGTCGGCTGAAGTTGCAACACTTAAAAAGGAAATCGAAAATGGAAAATGAAATCACTGCTGAAGAAATTGCACAGCACTATAGCGCAGCAATGGATTCAGTCAATCTTATTAATGCAGTCATCGCTAACCCTACTGCATATGCTAATGACGAAACAGTTATTCAGCGCAACGTAGATCATCTGAAGATTATGGTGGCAAAAGACTACTGGACTACTGAAGACATGACACCCTTTAATGATGCTATTGCTGTAGACACAACTGAGTTTGATAATCAGTTTAATTAAATGTTTTATTATATTTCAGTAATTGTAATAACACTGTTACCTACAGGTGAACCTATTAAAGAGCATTCTGTAACAGGACCATTTCCTGATATTATAAACTGTATGAACTATGCAAATGTTATTAATCAAATAACAATAGAAGCAAACACACAAATTTTACAATCAGAGTGTACAGAAAAAGTTAAAAGAAGGACAGTATAATGGCAAGTACATATACAAACAGACTAGGTTTAGAAAAGCAAACTGATGGAGAAAATCCTAATAGTTGGGGTGCTATTCTAAATACTAATGTTATTGATCTAATAGATGATGCTATTGCTGGTTATGAAATTGTTTCTGTAAGCAGTACAGGTATTGTCCTTTCGGATAGTAATGGAGCAACAGATCAATCACGTAATGCTGCTTTAGAGTTTGCTGGTACACTTACTGCAAATGTAACTATTACTATTCCATCAGAAGAAAAGACTTACTTTATTAGAGAGAATACTACAGGTTCTTTTGCAGTACAGATGAAAACTGTTGGAGGAACTGCTTTAAATCTTGTGCAGGGTGAAAATACTTTTGTAGCTTGTAATGGTACATCCATTTATCGAATAGATTCTCCTACCTCAGTAACTTCTTTTACAGCTAATACTCTTAATGCTACAAGCATTTCAACATCTGTTCTTGTAGCTACTAGTATCACAACATCTATATTAGATGTAACTCAAGTACAGGGTGGTGGAGCTACATTTACAGGTGCTGTATCAGCATCTACTCTTAATACAAGTGGTAATGTTGTTGCGGCTGGTACAGTAAATGCTAATACTGATATAGATGCTACTAATACAGGTAACATTACCTTAGACTTTGCTACAAAACAAAACTTTGTACTTACACTTACTGGTAATATAACTTTAACTAATCCTTCAACAGAGACAGTTGGTCAGTGTGGAGTTATTTCCTTTATTCAAGACGCAACTGGTTCACGAACAGTAACCCTTGGTACAGATTATGAAACAGCAGGTGGTCTTGGTTTAACACTTAGTACAACAGCAAATGCAGTAGATATTGTACCCTATTTTGTTGTAGCAAATAATAGAATTTTACTTGGCATACCTCAGTTGGCTTTTAGTTAATGACTATGTTTAGCTCCATGTGGTTTGGAAGTGAGAATACTATAGTTATTGATATCACTTCAAATACGTTTGAGCAAAATATTCTTACGCTTGCAGAGGCAAAAGGTTATGTAGCAGCTACTAGTACTAACAAGATCATTGTTAATATTGCTTCTGGTGTAACAGTCCTTGGACTAACTACATACTCACTAAGAACAGGAGCATTAAATGCTGACAGTGATGTGGTAATTAATATTAATGGAAATATTGATAGCTATACGGGAACTAGTGGTGGACTAGTAGCCGTACCCGGTTCAGCAGGTGGTGATGCTATTTACTGGGAAACCAATACAGGTGGAAGCGGTTCATATGTAGTTAATGTTGCTTCAGGCGCGAGCGTTAGATCAGGCGGTGGCGGTGGAGGCGGTGGCGGAAATCGTGGGTCACGTTATGAGTTTGTAGGTAAAAGTGAATGTGGCGGTCCTATCATCTATGGCTCTTACGGCTCAACAGGAGCAGCAGGTGGTTTTGGTGAAGATGGTACACAAGGCTCAAGTGGTACTTTTGGTGGCGGTGCGGTCGGTTGTGAAATTACATATCCCGGTGCTGGTGGCGCTGGAGGTGCAGCCGGTTACGCATTACGTAAAAATGGTCGTACTATTACAGTTAATAATTCTGGAACAATCTTAGGAACTGTAGGTTAATGAAAATTTTGATACCAGCATCAGGTGGAGTTAATAGCGCCTATTCACTTCACCAATGTCTTTCCAACACAGACCACGAAATCGTGGCGTTGCATTTCGCTGAGGGCTATGAAGATGCATCAAACGAACAAAAAGAGTTTGATGCAATCTGCAACTGGCTTGAGGTAAACATCCGTACATTTAAAAGAGTATATGTTTCTCTACCTACTATTAACCATACAGATGATATGCGACCTGTTCGTTCAGGGTTTATTAAAAAGATTACCTACGCATTTGCGACGGCGCGTTATGAAAACTACGTCACGCAGATTGCGGCACACAATGCTGCTGCCATAGCAATCGGCATCAGCGTCGAGAACACCGCGACAGACCGTCACCCGATTTTGATCGGACAGGTCTACGACACAGGCGCGGCGGTGTATCTGCCGTCGATCAGCGTTACTGAGCCGGTCGCAGCGGATGCAGATTACGACACGATTGCTGCACAAATGTCGGGCAGATTTGAGCAACTGGAAGCATTGCCAACAGAACTGCGGTCACTGATTACGACGTGCGATGTCAATACCTGCACTGACATCTGGTGTCTGCGTTGTGCTTATCAACGTGGCTACGATCATTACGTCAGTAGCGGCAAGACAGGCCGAGATTTCGATCTGTGGTGTGCAGAGAAGGGCAGCTACGGACAGTGGCGATCTGAAGCTGATCCGGCAGAATATGTCTGGCGAGGTGGGTGCTGCGATGAGTGTGCGCCGCGAAATTATCTCGCTGATTTGGTTGGTCGTGAATGGCCTAGTGTTATTGAAAGTAGTAATCGAATTAAGTGGTTTAATAAGAATGGAATAGATATGAGTGAAATAAAAACAGAAGAACAATTAGGTGATTTCTGTGGTCATATGGGGCTGATTAACTCAAATCGTGGGATTAACTCTGATGGTATGACGGGTGATGAGTATTGGTCAGCTATATTAGAAGCAGCTAAATTAAAGAAAGACTAATGTAAATGGCAAGTTCTTCTTCTCGGTTATCTAAACTTAATTTTGCACCCGGTTTT